AGGAATACCAGCATCGTATGGTGAAGAACCTTTGTAACCAACAGTTACTAGTTCTTGGTTAGAAATATAACCACCAAAGTATGGGTCAATATAAACCTTGATTCGGCCATGTAACAAACCAGCAAATGTGTTACCTGTATCATCTACTTGTAAGTCAGTTTGAAGAGCAGGAGTATAAGATAATACACCAGACATTGCCATTGCAGAAGCTACGTCAGAAGAAACGATAAGAACATTACCTTTACCTCTACGAGTTTGCTTAGCAATTACGTTAGCATCACGTTCAATTTGGAAAATCAAACCTTTGAAACGCTCAACAGACCAACGACCGTTAGAGTCTGTGTCTAAGTCGAAATAACCAGCAGTAGTAGTACCATACTGAGCACCAGCAACAGCACAAGTATAGATTGTACGAATAACTTCACGGTTAATTTCAGCAAGGATTTCTGTAGACAGAATGTTTGATAATTCTGTTTCAGCATCAAGACCATGAATTGCTTTTAAGTCTTGTGCTAGTTCTAAAGAATACTCTGCCTTTAGAGCACGGGATTGAGCAGTAACAGTAACTTTGTCAATTGTGAAAGCCATTTGAGCAAAAGCATCACCATTGTCAGAACCTAACAACTCAGTATTAGCTGTTGGGAGTGCAATACCAGAAGTAGTTGCACCAGAAGTTACGTTTTGGAATGTGTTTGCAGTATCAGTTGTTATTGTACCTTGAAAACCGTATGGGTTATTGGTAGATTTAGTACCTGAGAATACTGTGTTTGCCTCATTGTAGAAAGCTTCAGAACCAGACTGGCTATTGTAACGAGCACGCATTGCGAAAATTAATCCTGTAGGACCTGTCATTGGTTGTACACCAGCAACGTCATAAGCGATTAAGTTAGGTAATGAACGGCGTACTAAAGAAATCAAGATTGGGTCAAAGTTTTGAACACCACCAGCTATGTTTGTAGGACCTGGATCAGTTAAAGTTTCGTTTAACTGTTGACGGTCTTGAGCCATAGCTTGACGTTGATTTTCAAGGATTACAGTAGTAACTGCACGCTTGTACGGATCTTTAATAGGCTCTAATTCTGGATGATCCAGAACTGGTGCCCAAGTTTTTGATAATTCTTCGGTTAGATACATTTATTTCTCCTTTTAGGTATCTTGTTTTGGTATTTTATTTATTATTTTACCAAAGTCTGTGAAATAGTTTTTGCGTAATAATCGATTTCAGAATTGGAAGACTTAATTGCCCTCTTTTCTTCTTCTAGCAAAACTTCGTCATCTAAAGCATCAGTCGTTGCAACTTTCACATCAGCTTTGAAGTATGATTCTTTCAAAGTATCAAGTTTAGTTGTAAACTCTTCCTCAGTAGTAAAGTCTACACCCTCTGCGAGCGACTTCATTTTTTCTACTTGAGTTTGCGTCAGGCCTTCACACGCTGTGTAGATAGCCTCAATTTTTTTCTGTTCGTTTAATGCTTGTGATAGTTCAATACCACGAGCGATTTCTTCATTTAGAACTGCTTCAGTAGCTTCTAATTGAGCTGCCAATTCTTCAACGATATCTACCTTATCTTCAGGTATATCAATGTTGTGTTCAATGAATAAATCTCTTAAACCAGTTAGGAATTCTTCTGTGATTTCTGCCTTTAGACCAGACTGGATGGCAATTTCATTGTCTTTCATCCATTCTTCTACCATGTAGTTTAGGTAACCGTCTACTTTAGCAGCTAAATCTTCTTTGATTGCTTCGACAGCAACTTCAAATTCTTCCATTAATTGCTCTTCAGCTTCAGAGATAACTTCTTCAGCACGAGCAATAACGGCAGCTTCAAAAATTGTAGTTGCTTTAGTTACGAATTCTTCTGATAGATTTTCACCAGAAAGTAAAGCATCCATATCTTCTTTCATTTTTTCCTTGCTAATCATTTTCTTGATTAATTTTTTGTCTTGAGCTTCATCTTCATGACCTTCTTCTTTTTCTTCTTCGATAACTTCTTCTTCGTCAGATTCAGTTTCTTCGCCATAAGATTGGAATGTGGCACCTGGATTTGGTGTCATCATCTGAGCAGCACGTTTACCGGCAATACGGTCACGAATAGCGGAGTAATCAGTTGCAACAGTTTGTGCTGGAGTTGCAGCACTACCTTGACCTGGTTGTGGAGCTAACTTCTTCATTGGCTCAGAACCTACAGGAGGCGTAGCACCTGGAGGAGTAGCAGATGGTGTACCTGCAGTGTAGTTTGGATTTGCATCACTCATTGTTTGTGGTGCATCACCAATTTTGCCTACGTCTTGTTGACCAGCAACAACGGATGTAGGTAATTTACCAGCTTTATCGGCTGCGCCTTTTTTAGATGCAATGTTGCCATCGAATGTTGATTTTGAATCTTCGCCTAACAGAATGTTTTTAGCGGCGTCAGATAAATTAAAATTTGCCATTTTGAAAATCTCCTTGATTTATATTGGATATTTATATTTAAAGTTTTTTCATGAAGTTTTCAAAAATGTGTAGACTTACTTTTTCAATATCTTTCTTTGAAGCCTTCTTAATTTCTCTTTTGGCTTCTTCAACATATTGTTCTGTCCAAACACCATTGACTAACATCCACTCTTTACCTTCCATAATACCCTGTACAAAAGCACCAGGTGCGGAAGGGTCTGCTACAATATCTGCCGCTGTGGCTAGATAGAAATCGGGTTGAACTACATTAACGCCATTGACGTTCTTCAATGAACCCATGCCTCTTGAAGATACACCTAATTGAGCACCGCCTTCAATTAAGCTTCGAGCAATGTTTCCCATTGGTGTATCTAATATCTTTGCTTTACCTACCCAAGTATTACCATCTTCTCTTAATCCTACAATCATGTGTGATACACGGTCAAGATTAATAGAAGGTGATTCTGGATGTCCTAATTCACCAAAAGCTCGGTGTTTGTTGATGTATTCTTCTGTATAACGGCTTACTTCTTTTTTCATAGTATTAAATTCATACAAACGACCATTTTTATTTTTAGTTTCAGCAACTAAAAAAGGTCCTTCAATATGTAAAGATTTCTTACCATTAGCTTCTTCTAGGTAAGTATAATTTACGTTATCGTTTATTTCTTTAATAAGTTTCATAATTGTCCTATGCGTGAGGAGTAATACTATACTCGCCGTAGTTAAATGCAGCAGGATCACGACCCCAACCAGCATCAAAGAAACTGTTGTTTTTATGTAACTCAATAATTAATGTGTAAGCAGCATTAGCAGTAGTACCAACAGTTTTAATTACAACATTACCTGTAGGACCAATTGCATTGTTTGTGATTGCTGGTAATTGATATTGTGGATTTGTGTCTACATTACCAACACCAAGAGCATAAATTGTATTTGTTGTTACAGTACCTTGCCATTGTAATTGTATATGGCCAACTTCAGCATCAACACAAGCAATCACTCTTGAAATAGTAAAAGCAGAATTAGCAAAACCAGGAGCAACCGTATTACCGGCTTGATATGGCAAATTATTAGCGTTTAAAGCTCCAGACAATGTTCTTGGATCAATGATAACCGTTAATGTTTCATCAGAGTCAATAATACCAATCCGTTTAATAACGGTTCTTTTATTTGAATCAATTAGTATTTGCGTGTTGTTTGCGATTGCCATTTTTTATCCTGTTAATTTATTTATCTATTCTTCAGATTATTTATTTAAAGAAGATAGATGTTTATCCAAATCATCAGCATGGCCGTGAGCAATTAATTGTCCTTTACCACCTTTAAATGATGATTCTGGTTTATGTTGCCATTCACCGTAACGATTCATAGATATGTGACCATGTTTTGGGTGGGTGTATTCTCTACCATAAGTTTGTTTTTTAATATGCCATCCAAGGCTTTTAGCATGAGATAGTTCTTTTTCTGTGGATGCATCAATCTTAGCTTGCAATTCTTCAACAGATTCATTCTTAGGTTGTGGTTTTGCACCAAGTTGTCTTGAAGTAGGTACAGCATCATACGAATGTGTTCTTTTTTCTTTAGGTTTATTAGAATCTTGATATTGTTCTTGAACTTCTTCTTCATCTTCTTCTGAAACTTCTTCTGTAGCAATCAAATTTCTGGCAAGATTTTGTTTAGCTGCTTCAATATGAGCAGATACTTTATCTTGAATAGAAGCATATAGTGCATTTCTAAATTGAACACCATCTTCATCCATTGCGTAATCGATTATACTTTTTTCTATTGACATTTTATTCTCCTAATTAATTTATTTATCTGTTTTGGATTGTTGCTTTGCCGCATCTTTTGTTGCCATATCAATTTCATGTTTTTGGTCATCTGGATGCTGCGGCTGAGCCGGTATCTGAGTCATCATCTGTTGTTGTGCCACATCATTTGTAACGCTAACTGGTAATCCAAGTCCTTGTTCTTTTTCCATTTCAATTTCTTTATCCATTTCTTCAATCTCATCATCAGATAAACGTAGAACATTTCTTTGAATCCATAACTGTGAGAAGTATCGGCCTGTATATGGATCGATAGTTTGTAACAAACCTAATCGGTTAGTCATCAACTCAGCATCTTTTAATTCTGTAAAGTTGTTGTCTTTAATGAAATCATAATGAATGTTTTCTTTCATTATATCCCATTCTTCTGCCGTACAAATACCTTTTAATACAACTTGTACACGCATTGCTTGGTCAAATAGATTAGAAAACTTATTACGAAGCCTATCAACAAACTTGGCAAACTTTAACTCATCACGGGTAATTTCATTTGTACGGCCTAATGAGAAACCAGAAGATTCTGGATTCAAACGAGAAACTGGAACACTAAGAGCCTTGTATAATTTCTTTTCGAAATACTTAACATCTTCCAACTCACCCAGATTTTGACCACCGGGTAATGTTGTAATCTCTGTGCCTTTACCACCTTCACGGCGTGGTAACCAAAAATCTTCCATCATCGATAAGAATTTACGGTCGTCCCTCACTTCACCAGTAACGGCATCATAAACCAATTTGTTCTTATACTTGACCATGATATCACGGAGATATTGCTCGGCCTTTAATTTCGGTAGATTACCCACATCAATATAAAAAATCCTACGCTCAGGAGCCCTAGAAATTCGATATATGACAGTAGCATCTTCAATCATCCTTAATTGGTTGAGTGGTTTGATAGCCTTATGTAAGTACGATAATACAACAGCTCTACGAGAATCCATTAAACCAGAAACAAGATTAATAATAGAATCTGTTGTGATACGAACACCAACTGGACCAAAATTACTTGATGAACCAGAGATTACTTTATCATTAAAGATATAATATTCATTGATAACATTAGCAACTTCAACACCAGTTCTTTCGTCTTTTGATTTTTTAACTTCTCGAACCTTACGAATTTTTCGTGGATCGATGTATCTTAATTCTTTAATACCTTCTGCTGGATTTTCTCTATCAACAATAATATGGTAGTACAATCTGCCATCAACATAGTATCTGCGGAAAACATCTTGTGCCATTTGATTGTAGTTTAACAATCTAAGAACGGTATTGAATTCGGTTTGTAATGACTTTTTAATTTTATCTGGTTGTTTTAATTCGTCCAGAATCATACGAATGTTTCTGCCATCATCATCTTGACAGATAGCTTCATTGATAATATCATCAATAGCAGACTCAATTTCTGGCTGCATTGCCATCTCACGATAACGACCAATTAATTCTATTTCATTTTTAGCAGAGCCGTCTAGGTCAACATATGTACCATAATAAGCGGCAGAGGTAATAGTAAGAGCGCCATCATCATTAACTGGAGGCGTGAAAGATTGCTGCACGGCTTGGGAGTTTTCATCCTCTTTCCGTGAAATGGTAAAACCAAAAAGTGAAAATTTATTAGCGGCCATATTGTCCTAGTTCAATTCAAAAAAGCATGAAAGAGAGGACCTAAGCCCTCTCTATATAATAATAAAAAATTAAAAGTTATCTGTTGAATCTGAAGTCCAATATTGATATGCAAATGTTACTGAATATTCTTCAATAGCATCATTTGTTCCCCAATCTAAATCGATTGGAGCCACATCAACAGGGAACATACCAACAAAAGTACACCTCTTTAATACAGAACCTTCTTTACCATACTGTACTACGTTTGCGTTAACCGTATAACCTAAAGGTGTATTAAAGGCAGGGTTTCTTACGTTACCTGCGTGACCATTAATTAGATTCATCCATCGTTCCATCGAATTACGGATTGTAAAATCTTCATCGTTAATAACTGTTACTGTCCAATCCGTGAAGGTTCTGTTACCAGCAAACTTCATTTCACGACCAAAATAATATAAAGGAACAGTACCAATTGTTGAACCAGGTAACTGAGCAGATTTTGCTTGGAACAAAGCTTTACGAGTAGCATCACCAGCACCAGGTACTGCTGTTGGGAATGTCAAATTCACTTCGAAAAGATTTGGCCGAGCTCCGTCAAACTGAAGTTCTGACCTAAATTGTGATACGTTGAATGCCATTTTTTTCTCCTATATCGTTGTATTATTTATTAAGCTTGTCCAACGATTGTTGTG